ATATTATTTAAAAATTCAAAATCACTATCTATTTCTATTTTAAGATCTTCTTTAATTTTAGAAAATTTATAAATATAATATTTTTTAAATTTACCTGTTGTTCTTTTTGAAAAACCTAAAACTTTATCGTTTACTAAATTTAATATAACAATACTTTTTGTAAATTCATCAAACACAAAATTTTCATATTGAAATATTTTTCTTTTATTTAAATAAGTTTTAAAATTAGTCGTCTCAATATCTTTAAAATTATAAAAATTTTTTATATCATTTTTTGATGGTAAATTTTTAGATAAAAAATCAAAATCTATTAAATTATATTTAACTTTCTTTTTTTCAAACTTATTTATAGATTCATATTCAAAAAATTCATTTTCATTTATAGAATTAAAATCTAAAAATAAATTTTTTATATTTTTATAAATACCGCAATTAAAACATTTATATTTTAAAGAATCTAAATATAAATTTCCTCTTTTTTTCTTTTCATCATTAGACGAATCACCACAATACGGACAAGCAAAACTTATTCTATCATCATATATTACAATTCTTGTTTTTTCTCCTTGAAACCTTTTATTTAATATATTTTGTACTTTATCTAATAATTTAGAAAAAGAAGGGGCCGAAGCCCCTTTAAAATCAATTAAATCTATTTTACTCATTTTCATCTTCGTTAAACAAATCATCTAAATCATCTAAGTCATCTAAGTCATCTAAATCTTCGTCTATTATTTTTTGTTTATTTTCAACGTCTTCTTTTTCTTTATTATTATCAAACTTTATATCTTCAAAATCGTCATCATAATTGTCAGGAACAAGTTCATTTTTTTTACCTTTTGATTTAACGTTTACTTTGTCTATAATTTCAGATTCGTTTAAAGTTTCTTTTGATTTTTTTAGAATTTCATTTATTAAATTTTGTGATGGAATATTTGCTTTAATATATTCAACGACTTTTTTTCTTGTTTCAGAATCCCATTCTTGATATTGATATGCATCTAAATCTGGTGAATTTTCTTTTAACCAATTTGCCAATTTAAGCATATCGTTTTTTTCTTTTTTTATTATTTTACCATTAATTTCAAATTGATGTGATTTGTTTAAAAATTTAGATAACTTATAATTTGGAAAATTTCTACCATCTACATTAACTTCATTAACAACCAATTTAAATATTTTATTATTCATAATATCTAAAAAATTAATAGGCTCATCTGTATCTTGAGCTGCTCCTTCTAAAATATCAAATAACTGTTGTCCAAATTTGAAAATTTTTATTTTACCTTCCATTTCTGGTTGATGTTGATCTTGAACAATATAAATTAACGCATAAATATCACGTTTTCTTTTAAAAAGATTTTGTAATTTTCTTTCGTTAGCATTTTGTGAATTTCTACAAGCAAAAAACGCATCTTGTAATAACGAATGTTTTTTAACCGTCGAAGGACAATCTACACTCATTTTTTTATTATTTTTTATATCATCGATCCATACCGTCCATTTATCTACAATATGTAAAGAAGGATTTTTTGCATTAGGTAAAAATATAATTTGACTTGTATAAACTTTATCCACTCCTTTATCGGGCGTAGGTTTATAAAAAACGGTATCTTCAAATATTTCTTTTTTAGTAAAAAGATCACTTGCGTTTGTACTAAATATTTTATTTAATTCATCATCCATAAAAACTCCTTTTAATTTAGTTTAAAATTTAGTTTATCTTATTTTTTGTTTAAATTTAGTTTATCTTATTTTTTATTTAAATTTAGTTTAAAATTTAGTTTATCTTATTTTTTGTTTAAATTTAATTTAAAATTTAAGTATGTTTGTAATACCCAAAAACTATCAACTATATCATCTAAAGGTTTGATCAATTTATTCGATTGATAATTTATATAAATTTCCTTTAAAATGTTTAAATTTTTATAATTATTTTCATTTTTTATAAAACTTTCAACCATTTGTAATTTATTAAAATTTCCTTTACCTGCTATTTTTTTTATAGTAGCTGGAGAAAAAAGTTTAAATGTTATATTATTTTTTAACAATAAATATCTAAAAATATATTGGTATCCATATACATCACTTAAAGATCTACCAGTTGAATTAAACGAAAATCCTTCTATTGCTATTTCCTTAATTTCATTTTCATTTATAATTTTTATTATTTTTTTTGCAATATTTTCAGCATCTAAAATTTTTAATTCATTAATGTTTTCTACTTTATCAATTATTTCATAAGTAAACATTCCAGTATCAACTAATTTTTCTAAAATTAATTTTTCTTTTTTTGTAAATTTTTTATCTCTAATTATAGAATAGAATTTTATACTATTTTCCTTTAAAACACAAAATGTGGAATAATTTATACTATAATCTAAAGCTAAAAAAGTTATTAACATTTTTAAACAATTCCGAAAACCGTGATAAAAAATATTATGATGTTTTAATATTGTGTGTGTAACACATCTATTAATTTATTAAATTAAAAAATAAATAAATAAAATAGAATTAACTTTATTCTAATCTTTTAATGGCTTAAAGTTCTCTCTAAATATTTTAAGAAATTCTAAAAAATTCTAAAAGATTCTAAGAAATTCTAAAAGATTCTAAGAAATTCCATGCCAACTTTTTGAACTAAACTTTTATTTTTCCAAAGTTATCATATTCTCGAATAGTTTTTACAACATCTGCTTTAAATGAAGCTGTAAAGGTTCTAAATTCTGGAACATTTGAAGCATAAGATAATTCTAATTCACTTAATCCAAAGAAAACAATATAATCATACTGAAATGTAACTAATAAATATCCATATCTATCTAATAACATTAAATGAAAACTAGGTAAATGTGAAATACTTTCTTTATTTTTGTTCATTTTCCAATAATATTCCAATAAATCATACATAACAAAATAATTAATATAACTTTCTGTTGTTTTAAATGTTACAATTAATTCTTTAGAAGTATACATTTGCAAATTCCAACCACCTGGAAAATATTTAACCCCATGATCATTAAATTGTTCTACAACTTCAGTTGAAATAGATGGCCAAGAAACAGATTGAACTGTAAAATTCATATAATCTACTAAATTATTATATGGCATTTTAAGTCTTTTTATAAAAGGATCGTATTTATCAATTATTTCCTTTGTAAAAAAATTAGGTGGAAATTTAAAAATAAAATCATTGTATTTACTATTTAGTATCATAAATTAATTTTTTTAATAGCTTCTAAAAGATCATTTATTTTTTGTTTTTCAACCTCTGTTTTAGCATAAGATTTTAAAGTTTCAATTAAAGACTTGTTATCATCTAATAATGCATCCAAATTATTTTTAGTCTTTAAAATTTCATTATAATAATTTTGAAGAACTTCATATTTTGAATTATAATTTTTATCTGAAAAATTATTTATTTTGTCATATTTACCTTTATAAATCATATTTGTATGTTCTACAAAAGAAGTATAATTATTTGTATTAATAAATTCCTCACTTATAGTAAAATCTCCACCAAACATTTTAATAATTTTATTAGAATTTATAGCATCAACTTTAAAAAATAATTGATTATAATCTAAAGGTATATTATACGAATTATCTTTAGTATTATATATTTTTACAAAAGAACCATCATTTAATACAAAATTAATAAAATATTTAGCATTATTTGTATCTAAAACTAATTTTGTATTACCATTATTAGTATCATTTTTAAAAAATGAAAATAATAAAAAATTATCATATTCATTTAAATAAATAGTCAATTCGTTCTGTCCAAAATAAGAATCAGTTTTCCAAACATCTTGAAAATTATAAGTTTTTATAGATTTTCCATTTATTATAGAATTTTCACTTGAACTTATTATTTTAGAATTTACATTTAAAACAATATTGTTTTGATCTATAAAAATATTTGCAGAAGAATTATTTAAATTATTTGTAGCAAATGGAAGTGAAATATTTTCAGCATAAAAATTATTAACTTGAGTATCATATAAAATTTTATTTACAATTTTAATAGGTTCTAATGTTAAATCTGTATTTAATTTTACAAGTTTTCTACCATATTTTTTAGCATCAAAATATGTTAAAGAAGCTTTTCTAACAATCTGAGTATTTGTAACATCGTTTACTAAACGAACTG